ATCATTAAAAACATTATTTAAGTCCTTTATTGACAAAGGCGAATTATCTAATCTATTATTTTCTGGTACACCAGGTATAGGTAAGACCACAGTTGCAAAAGCATTATGTGATCAACTAAACTGTGATTGGATTATGATCAATGGTTCCGAAGAAGGTGGCATTGATGTGCTAAGAGATAAGATTAAAAACTTTGCTTCTACTGTATCGTTATCAGGTGGTAAGAAAGTTGTAATCTTAGATGAGGCAGATTATCTTAATCCACAATCTACACAACCTGCCTTGAGAGGTTTCATTGAGGAGTTTCATAAGAATTGTAGATTTATTCTTACTTGTAATTTTAAGAATAGAATTATAGAACCATTACATAGTAGATTTTCGAACATTGAGTTTAAGATAAATTCTAAAGATAAACCTAAACTAGCAAGCAAACTATTTGAGAGAGCAATTAGCATACTCAAAGAAAACAATGTAGATTATAATGACAAAGTTCTAGCACAATTAGTTAAGAAACACTTTCCTGATTTTAGAAAAGTTATTAATGAGTTACAAAGATATTCTGTAAGTGGCAGTATTGACGTTGGTATCTTAACAAATATTACTAATGAAAATTTAAAATCATTAATGAAACTTTTGAAAGAAAAAGATTTTACAGAAACAAGAAAGTGGGTTACACAAAATCTAGATAATGATCCTGTTAGAATCTTTAGGTCAATATACGACAATCTTTATGACAATCTACAACCAGAAACCATACCTCATGCAGTTTTAATTCTTGCTGATTATCAATACAAATCTGCCTTTGTTGCAGATCAAGAAATTAATTTTACTGCTTGTTTAACTGAAATCATGTCTCAGGTTAAATTCAAATGAGTTATGATTTATTCAAAGATTATCTACCAGCAATAAACTATACTAAAAAGAACCTCATGGATTCTGATGATCCAATGTGGAAGAAAAAGTATAATGCTTTCATGATAAACAAAGTTCTATCTTTCTTTTCTGATACCATAATGATGGCAAATGAAATGAATAGAAACTATATTCTTGAAAACGATATGCAATTCCAGTTTCTACTAAATAGTATTAGATCAAAGAAAAGGTATAGTCCTTTTTTGAGAGCAGAGAAACTAAACGATTTGGATGTTGTGAAAGAGTATTATGGATATAGTAATGAAAAGGCAAAAAGCGCTCTTGATATACTCACCAAAGACGAAGTGAAATTAATTAAAGAAAAATTATTTAAAGGTGGGAAAAAATGAATGAGTTAGATAATAGTTGGCATCCAGAAAAGATGTTAGAAGTACAGTTAAAAGAACCTGATGATTTTCTAAAGGTTCGTGAAACACTTACAAGAATCGGAGTTGCGTCAAGAAAAGATAAAAAGTTATTTCAATCTTGTCATATATTACACAAACAAGGAAGATATTTCATAGTACATTTTAAGGAACTATTTGCATTAGATGGTAAGTCAGCAAACTTTTCTGATAATGATACTGAAAGAAGAAACACAATTGCTCAATTATTAGCAGATTGGGGTTTGATTGCTATATTAAATAAAGATGTTGCGGAAAAGAAAGCACCTTTATCACAGATTAAAGTTCTAGCATTTAAAGAAAAGAATGAATGGGACCTACAGGCAAAATATAACATAGGCAAAAAAGCAGAAGATGAAAGCACCGAAGTTTAAAGATTTTATATCAGAAAAGGTACAAAGAAGCGATATACAAATTGCCATCTTATCTAAAATAAATGCTGACAATAAATCTGTTGTAAGCAATATGATTTTAGCAGAATGTAAAAAAAGAGATATACCTTGCTATCTTATTAATACATCAGAGGCATGGGTATCAAAAAATGATTTAGAAAAAGGCACACTAACTATTTCGAATATAGATGGTGAAGATACTCAGACCGAGTTTGAGCTATCAAAAACAATTTGTTTTACAAGAGCAGGTGTATTAGATGATGAAACAGGTTTAGCATTGCTATCTACTTTTGAAAATGCAGGTGCATTTATGATTAATACTAGAAATAGTATGTTGACCTGTGATAATAAAATGTCAGCATATATTTCTTTTGAAAGAGATAATATTCCTACACCTAGAACTGCTCTCATATCAAATGAAAAAAGTTTGATAGACGCACATGAAAGATTGGGTGGTAAATATCCTGTGATTATGAAAACGCTAACTGGTACACAAGGTATTGGTGTATCAATAGTTGATTCAGAAAAGAGTATGATATCAGTTGCTCAATCACTATGGAAATTTGATGCTGCTTTATTACTTCAAGAATTTTTAAAGTTTGATTTTGATATTCGAACTATTGTAGTTGATGGTAGAATACTTGCGTCAACTAAAAGAATAAGTGCTAAAAAAGATTTTAGATCAAACAGACATAGAGAAGCGACAACAGAACCATATAAGTTATCAGACGAAGAAAAGAAAGTAGTATTAGACGCTGCTCGTTCAGTTGGTGGTTATATGGTAGGTGTTGATCACGCAAAAGTAGATAACCAACTTTATGTTTTAGAGTGTAATGGATCGCCAGGTATTGGGTCAAAGTTTGCTTCATATAAAACTGATTTAAAAGATAGAGAATATGTGGGGCCAACAAGTTCAGAAAATGTAATTAAAAAATTATTTGATTATCTATCACAGGATGCACATAGAAAATATTCCTTTACTAAAGAGGCAGGATTTCAAGAAAGAATTATTGTTGATGGATATGGACCAGTGAGAGCAAAGTTTGATACTGGTAATGGCACACTTGCTTCTATGTTTGCAGTTGATAAAATAGATGTTGATAAACAAGTTGTAAAATGGGAAAAAGATGGTAAGAAGTTTACAAGTAAATTAGAAGGATATTCTGAAGCAACAAGAATGGATATGGTTGACAATAGACCCATTGTAAATGTAAACTTAACTTTCAATAATAAGTTTTATACAGATGTGCCAATTGGTCTAACAACTAAAGATTCAAGAAGCACATTTTTAATTAATAGAGATTTGATGACTAGATTTAAAGTAAATGTAAATCCAAATAGAAAGTTTGTGCTTTCTTCTTGGATAAAAAGAACAGATGATAATGATACAAGGGGAGTTAATTTACCACTTGAAAAACTTTAATACACGCTTTACAAACAACCTGTATTGTGTTATAATATTATAATGAAAGGAATTGATTATGGCAAAACAACATCAAACAAACAATCCACTATTTAAAGCATTACAGAAAAAATATGAGGCAGAGATAGCCCATGCGAATGCTACTTTACAGATTTACTTTGATAATCCTGTAGGTATAGGTGAACATCCACAACACCTAGAAGAAATGGATAAACTAGTATGTTCTCTAGCAACAGCAGAAGATAATTTACAAGCATTAAATAAACATTTTAATAATACACAGATATAGTGAAATTTTATACTAGCGTTCTACCATTTAAGGGTAAACTACTGGTACGTGGTGTCAACCATGATGGTACCCACAAAAAATATAAGATAAATTATAAACCTAATTTATTTATTCCCACTAGAAATGAATCAAAGTATAAAACATTAGATGGTCGTAGTGTTGACAAAGTTAAATTTGAAAGTATCTATGAAGCAAGAAAGTGGATTGATGAATACAAAGACGTAACTAATTTTGAATATTTTGGTAATACAAGATATCAGTATCCATTTATTACAGATGAGTTTCCTAACAAGATAGATTGGAATATAAAACAAATAAAACTTTTATCAATTGATATTGAATGTGAAAGTGAGAATGGTTTTCCTGATGTAGAAAAAGCAAACGAAGCATTAATTTGTATTACAGTAAAAGATCACACATCAAAACGAATCATTGTCTTTGGCATGGAAAACTTTGTCAATGACCGTGATGATGTTCAATATATAAAATGTAAATCTGAAATAGATTTGATACATCAGTTCACTAGATTCTGGACTGAGTATGAACCTAATATTATCACAGGTTGGAATGTAAAGTTTTTTGATATACCTTATTTGTTTAATCGTTTTAAATATATCATGGGTGAAGAATATTTAAATCAGTTTAGTCCATGGGGTGTGGTAACAGGTAGTTCAGCAATATCTTTAGGATATGCTAGAACACAAAACTATTATAATATTCTTGGCGTTGATACTTTAGATTATCTTGACCTGTATCGTAAACATACTTTTGTTAGGCGTGAGAGTTATAAACTAGATTATATTGGCGAAGTAGAATTGGGTGAAAACAAAACTGAAAATCCATATGATACTTTCAAAGAGTTCTATTCTAACGACTATCAAAGATTTGTTGAGTATAATATTCAAGATGTTGAGTTGGTTGATAAGTTAGAAGATAAAATGAAACTGATTGCTTTACATTTAACAATGGCATATGAAGCAAAGGTAAACTTTCAAGATGTATTTGGTCAAGTTCGTATGTGGGATACAATCATCTATAATCATTTACGATCAAAGAATATTGTACCACCTGCTGTTCAAGAATCTAAAACATCTGATGGCTATGAGGGTGCCTATGTGAGAGATCCTGTTGTAGGCTTTCATGATTGGATTTGTAGTTTTGATTTGAATAGTTTGTATCCACATTTAATTATGCAGTATAATATATCGCCAGAAACTATGGTGGCGTTTGATCCTAATAAAGTGAGTGTAAATAAAATGTTAGAAGGCACTATCTTAGATTCAGTTGATCTTGATAATGTTACCATTACACCTAACGGTGCTCAGTTTCGAACAGATAAACGAGGTTTTCTTCCTGAATTGATGGATAAACTATATCAAGAACGAGTGATATACAAAAAGAAAATGTTAGAAGCAAAAAATCTATATCAACAAACTGGCGATAAGAAATATCAAAATGATATCGCCGCAAATCATAACATACAGTTGGCAAGAAAGATTGCATTGAATAGTGCTTACGGTGCGATAGGTAATCAATACTTTAGATACTTTGATGTAAGACATGCTGAGGGTATTACTATGGCAGGTCAA